ATCTTCCAAGCGGAAAGCCGAGGGCGTTCTCAACCTGCTTGCGGTTGGCAGCCTCGATGCGAAGCTCGTTTTCACGAATGGCACGCAGAGGGCTATAGACTGGGCTGGAATTGGTGATTTTGTAGTACATCTCGGATTGGGATAAAAGATTATTCGGAGAGTATTTAGGATGGTAATTACTTTGTATATTTCTTTAAATTCTCGATCAATTCCTTTATTTGCATCCTTGCATCCGCAAGGGCATCATGGGCATTAGCATTATTTGATATTTTTTTCCAACCCGGGAGGTCTGTAAGAGTCCTCATGTCTCGGGGCTGCCAGAATTCCCATGGAGTAGGTGTGCCAAATTCTTCATATAGGCTTTTTAGCGCAGATAAGTCCAATGGACCTTTTGCCCATACTCTTGATTCGGAAGAAACATATTTCTTTATAAATGATGTTATTCTATCAAGTGCTTGCTTATAATCAAGAACACCATCTTTCAGATGCACAATATTCTTTTGGTTTATTGTCATCCACCACAGAAGAGTCGGACCGGAAAAAGTTCTATTGCAGGTATTCCAATTTTCAGGAGCGATTCTAACATGTGTGTATGCAACCTCAAGTGCTGTTTTGGGATTAAATGCAACTATTCCTATTTCTGTTATAGCTGTATCATTCCTCCTTCCAAGAGTTTCTATGTCTATCATAAGATGGAGTGCCAGTTTATCGGGCTCACGCAGAGAGCAAATTCCGGTCTTACTCATGATCTGAAGATGTTGGTTTGATTTCTACTTTTATCTCAAAGAACTCATTAGAGAGTCTTATATGCTCTTGACGCAAAAGTGAAATTACATCATGTTGAGCTCTATCAAGAACTTGTTGAACTTTTGCTTTTATCTCAGAGCTTACATCCTCATATTCAAATATGGAGATGAACCTATGCTTCTCCATCGGGAGAACGGCCTTGACAAGGAACTCTTTATCTAAGAGCTGCTCAATTTGCAACATTGCACACCATTTCGCCGATATTTTGGAAAATTCTTCTCTTGTCATTGGTGTCCGTTTATTAGGCCCATCACCCATGAAGCTGAATGTTGGGCGTGAATATCTGCATTTGGTCCAGATAGCTTGATGATGCACGTCTCTCCTTTGGGTATGATTGCGACGATATGGTCAACATTGATGAGAATGTAATCATCCTCCCTGTCGCACTTGAACCTGAACACATCAGGGTCTTCGACAAACTTTACTTCGATGATTTTAGGCATAAATTGTTTTGAATTTTCTAAATGCTTTATTTACTACCTTTCGTTTTGTTTCCACTGAAGGATGAACATAGAGATCAAGTGTGAGTGATACTTTTGAGTGACCAAGCAACTCGGATATAGTCTTGATGTCTCCACCGCTCTCAACAAGCAACGTCGCATACGTGTGGCGCAATCCATGAAAATTGATGCCGGGAAGATGGTGGCGTTTCAGGAATCGTAAATATGTTTCACGGATCGAGCTGTGCGCCTTTGGTTGATAAGAGTTTCCGACAACGAATAAATCGGGGTTTGGGGAATTGCCTCCTATTGCTCTCAATTCCTTTCTGAGATTCGGCAATAAGGGAATTTCTCTGTAACCGCTTTTCGTTTTCGGAGTACCCACAAAGTAGCGATCCGCTTTCGTTTCTGGGTCGTACGCTTTCACGACATTGCGGCGCACGTTGATAGTATTGTGAACCCAGTCGATATCTCCCCATTTCAGAGCAAGCGTCTCTCCGATGCGCATACCAGTAAGTAGCGCAAGCAACACCGGGAGCGCGTTGAGATGCCCCATAGCAAGATCCTCTGAGGCATGTTGTACTATGCGAATAGCTTCTGATTCTGTGAAGCTCTGAATTTTTCTGGGCTCGGCATCAGGGTAACGAAGTCTCCAGTCAGTCGGCTTTATCTTGACCTCAAGCGTTGTTACTGCAAATAATAACATTTGCTTAACAAAAGCCATTCGGTCTTTTGCGGTCTTTGGAGACAATCCATACTCAAGCATTTCGGAAAGCAGTAGTCTTGCCTCCTGGCGTCCAAAGCAAGAAATGTCCTTCATTGCGAGTTTTGGCGCCAACATTTTCCAATGCATCGCATGAAGTGCCTTGGTACTGGGCTTAACCTCAAGTGCCTTGTCTGCCCGGAAATGATGATATAATTCTTCAAAAGTCATTTTCTTTTAGTCGGTTATTTACCCATGGAGAGGACAGGTGCCGGTCTTTTCATCGTACATCGGCATGGTTCATGTAAGGGTCTCTTTCACTTCGGTGCAGAAGGGTATGTGCCGTTTGCAGTTCTGGCAGAGTGTCGGTCCACCGAAGTAATTGGGACCAACACAATAGGCGTAGTCTTTATTCATTATTTTCGTGTTCGCCGTGTATGGATTCAAGTTCTTCTTTATATGCTTTAAGAGAGTCATACATTGCAATGAGCTCATCGCGGGCTTCAATATAGCTCTTTTCGATAGCTTCATGGCGGGCATCAAACTTTTGGAACATCTCTTTTGCTCCATCAACACGACCAGAGGAATAGCCATATCTATATCCACCGCGATTACCTACAAAAAGACCTATAAGGAAACATACTATTAACATAGTGATATAGCGCATTTCCATTCTCTTTTTCTTCATATTTGGATTAATACCAGGTTAGAACTACAAAATCATTACGTTGGTCGCTCTTGGAAATCCAGCCCGCGATGATTCGGATAACATCATCGACGGACTCTTGGATGTCATAGAGTTTGAGCCACTTGTCGAAATCTTCGCGATCGGCAACAATCTTGCCGATGAGGTCAGCCAAATCGGAGCGTGGTACTTTGAGTTGTTCCGAACTTTCTACATCCTCACCCATCCATGTTAAATCCGGGCAATTCTCGTGAAGCATTCTGTTGACTTCTGCGGAACGATTACTGAAGGCGTCCGATATGCTATTACGCACCTGATACACTTCTGCGACATGAAGTTTATATCCCATTGTTATCGGTTTTATTGGTTTGAATTATGCAATGTTGCCGAGTTTGTTGTCGATGGCACGCCAAATCTCTGACAGGTCATTGTCAGAAAAGAGCGTCTCCTCTTCGGTGTCATCATCGTAATGATATGCGGTAATCTCTGTCACACGCCCCCAGGCTGCTTTAAGCTCACTTGTGGATGGGGTGTAGTAGCTACCACCGATAAATTCGCTGTACCCGCAACACTCATAAACCACTTCTACGAACCAGCCATCTTTTTCATAGTAGAAGTTGTTGGTCTCAAAATCTTCTCCGTCATAGCTTGAAGAGCCAAGGTTGTGATTTTTCTTTTCAAGTATTTCTATGAGAGCAGGGATAAGAGAATTGAGTTCTGCGGTAGTTTTCATTGTGGGTTTGTATTGGTTTGACTTTTAGTTTGTTATACTGTAAAGTTAACCATAAAAAGCGGATATTACAATCAGAATGAACACCATTTTTCACCTTAACATTTACTGACATTTTCCTCTCCGATGATGAAATCAGCAAGGGTTGAGGCTCTATTTGCAAGCACTCCGATGTTCATGTCAACAATGGAATCCGGCTCTAACTTGAATCCCCATGTGTCCTCAAACTCATAGCACATTGCAACGATGAGTTTCAGCATATCATCCTGCTTGCGACTGACAGGAGCGTTGACTTTATTGGCAATCACCTTATCCATTTTGCGGTCATACTCCTCGGCATAATCAATCAATTTATGGATAATCGCAACGAGTGTGACACCATCGCGGTCTCTGTATTTCGGAATCTGACGGTTCACTACATTCCCGATGCTGCACCACATTTTGAAACGGTCAACACTTACATATTCAAAGTACCGTTCAACATAGGTGGTGTAAGCCTGAAATGCGTTGCCGTAGGACTTGGCGAGGCGCGCGGTATGCTCTTCAACACAAAGTTTGATGAGGCGATTGTGTTTCTTAAACTCGCTTATGCGCTTATCCCGGCAGTGGTTCACAAACTGAGAGGCATAATCGAGGGCGAGAGCCACAAGCATCTGGGGGATGAAATTCATCTTCACTGCAAGCGACACTCCGAACATCTCGTTAGCCTCTGCGGTGCTGATTGCTTTAGGAGGTTTGTGGTTCCCGATCGGAATTTTGATGCCGAAATCTAATGCCGGGCGGATGGGCACCGCGTCCGGCGCAATGCCCATCTTTGCCAACATCTTTTTGTCTAAGGGTGGTAGATTCATGTTAATTAAAATTAAAGCGGCTCAGACTTCTGATCCGAACCGCTGAAAAGATTGCTTGATTGAGGAGGTACAAGGTCATCGAACAGACCAGGCACCCGAGGCTGTAATGCCTCATATTCATCACGGAAAAACTCTTCTTTCGTTCTGCCGTATTTCTTACCCTTTCGGGTGTGAACGTCAAATGTGTAAGGAGGTATGGGAATTGGGGAATGTCTTACATCATCAAGCCATCGCTCCACATCCACATCGCTGCGGTCATAGACAAGATTCTGGAGATGATCGGCATCCCTGCTTTTGCGACACTCACAAAGCAGTAGCACCGCTTTGCTTACAAAGATTCTGCCTTTCGGCTCGGTCTTATTCTTATTGACTAACTCATGCCCCTGCCAAAGAGCCTCTATTTCTTTTGTGATTAGTCCGTAGCAGTCCTCGGCACTGATGGTAAACAGTCGTTTCCACACATAGTCCCGATAATTGCTGTGCCAGAGTTCCAGGGCGAAGAAGCCGGCGACTCTGGCATCTCCCCGGCGAATGGCCCGGCGCTGAAAGCCGATTTTGAATTGCCCACCGCCGGCAAGCAAAGCGTTGC